CGAGATCAAGCTATAAGCGACCTCGCCTTGGTTTGTGGACAGCTGACCAGCTACACCACGAGCTCGAGGAAACACCGAGCCCGTTCGTCGTCCAACATCTCCAACTCTTCGGAACACACCATGTCAGTGAACATCTCTTCGATATCGCACCCGTCAATACTGCCATAGACGTCGGTGACCCAATGACTGAAGTCATAAAAGTCAACTAAGTTTGGGCTGCTGATGGTGCGTTCGTAGATGCTCTGCACAGTGTAACCGAATTGTCTGTTGTTCCACCCGATCTCCTCAATGTCGAAGTCCATGATGGACCCGCACATCTCCCACCGCTTCAGAAAAATATCACGTAGTATGTGAACGTGACGGAAACTGAAAGCGTAGGACAGTGCCTTTGCTGCGACGTACTGCCTATCTGAAATCGCCTGGTTTGAATTGGCGCGGCAGTTAAACCGGAAGTATGCCTTCTCGGGTTGAGGGATCATGAAAGGGGTTTCCACGTTGACAAAGAGTCGGCGACTGAGGAACGTCGCTTCTCCGTTTAGCTTCGGAGCCTTGGCTTTAAGGACCATCTTGAACGCAGCAACGTCCCGCACCCATGCTTTTAAATCAAGACGGTGGTCGAGCGCGGCCAGCAGGTCATCACCGAGGACTAAGGATTTGCCCTGTCGGTTCTGACGCTTGCAGACCACAGCGAACATCGTCATGTTGAAAATGCTGTTGCGGAATGTCGTATTGGTCGTGCCGGTTGCTAGCTGGTAGCTGAGGTTCACCCGGAGTCCGAACTCGTAGTTGGTCAACTGGTAATGTTCCAGCTGAAACAACAACTCTCGGTACCATTGGGGCAAACCACATTTGCCGAACCAAGCATCGCAAATTGTGGCGACACGGCTGCGTTGTTCGCGGTCGTTGCGACTAAAATCGCCTTCGACCACTTCCGGGTAACGCTCGTCTTTTATAAAGGCGGCGAGTGTGGTGTCTTGGGCCTTGTATCCCAACATAACGTGGACATCTCCCAACCTCGTCTGTTCCCCTGTTATGGGGTCGACGTGGGCGAGTAGATCGACTAACCTTTCCATAGCAACCATCTGTGCAGGCCCCGTGACCGCGTTAAACGCGTCGGAGCCGGCATAGATGATGCGGCCAGCAGCGCTCTGATCGAAGCGCTTGCCGATGAGGACTTCCCGCTTGACGCTTCCGGTCTTTGCGGTGATGTCCTTGAGCGTCGCTTGGTCGATGTCGGCCCACGCTGCCTCCATGCGGGCGCGTTTGCTTTGATCGAACTTTGCGAGCCAACGCTCACGGTCGGTGTCGTTCTCTTCCCAGGTGTCGAAGAGGTTTGGCAGTGCCTCGATGAGACCCAGCGCTGAAGTCAGCATGCTTGGGTCAATATCATCATCGGGACCGCTGTCGTACTGATAGCGCTCATCGCAATAGGGTTACTTGTACCCAATAATGATGATGGAGCTCCGGTCGAAACATCAATGTTATAGATTTTAACATAAGTATCAGCAGTACCTGTAGGAGATTTAATAGCAACGGCGCCTACCTTAACAGCGGAAATTGTTCCGTTGACGGTATTATGATATTTCTGGGCATCTTCTTCATCACCATACTGATCATTTCCTGTAACATATCCCAATTCTCCTAAGATTTGATAATAAGTAATAGTATCCTGAAAACATGCTGAACTATAGTTGGG